ACCACGTAGGCACGGGAGCGCTCATCCGTCAGCCGCGTGACGCCCGTAAAGGACACCGACCGGTCCAAGGAGACCCCACTGGCCGACCCCGGGTACATGGACAGGTACACGCCTTCTGCCTGCTCCCACAGAGCCGCCTCCCGCTCGGCAAAGGTATCGATAAGCAGTCCTGTGATGCTGTCCGGGCGCGTCTCCACGGACTCGCTCACTCCCGCGGCCAGCAGCCGCGCGCGCAGGTCGGCGATGATCTCCTGACGAATTTCAGGCAGGCGCATGCGCACGAACCCGTCCGGCGTTACACCGTAGGCCATAACTAACCTCTTGAATAATATGGATTTAGGTGAACCGTAGCGTCACGACGTCTTTGGCCCGCCCTTCGGCTGATTCAGCTTCGAACGCCACCCGGAGCGTGCGCGCCGTTCGGTCAACGTCGAGGTCCAACCGCCCCACCCGCGTCACGCCCGGCACATCCAGAATTCGAGCGCGCAAAACCGCCTCGATGGTGGAGCGGTCCGGGTTCTTGACCAGGATCTCTTCGAAGTACGGCACCCCGAAGGTCGTATCCAGGAACCATTCGCCCAGGAAGGCCAGCAAGGTCACCTTCACCTGCTGGCCCACGCGGTCCGCTCCTCCGATCAGCCGGGCGCGCCCCAACAGGTCCAGGGCGAGGTCGCCATCCTCGGCAAGTGCGAGATCCAGACTCATCAGATCGGCTCCCCGGTTGTACCCCCGGCATACGAGTGCCTATGGGAGTCGCCCACGTTATTCCCGTTGTGGGTCAGCGCGCCGTTGCGGAAGTTGACGTCGCCGTCAATATTGATCGTGGCCCCGCCGGTACCGCCCGAACCGTTCATTCCCTGGGTATAGGTCAGCAGCCCATTCACCGTCAGCGGCCCGTTAAAGGTTCCCTCGACCATGTTCACCACCCACGTCTTGACGCTCATGGTGAGATGCCCCTCCGGCGACAACTTCAACGTGCCCGGCCCGTACTGAATGCTGACGTTCTCGGTGTCGGCCTTCATAGTGCCTGGCCGAACAACCGGCGACGCGAACGCATCGGACAGGTCGAACTGGCGCGGATCATCCGGTGGGCCGTCGCTGCCAGCCAACCAGTTCTCCAGCGCGCGCGCGGAGAATGACAGCTTGACCGGGTCACCAGGCTTGAGGGGTACGGAAATCAGGGCCTGCGCCCCGCCCACGTCCCCCGCCGGCCAACAGACCGGAACACGCACGATTTGCGGCGCCGGCAGCACCTGCCCATTGGCCAGGCGCTTGGCAAGCGCTGGCCGGGCAGTAACGAAAGTGCCGTCGTAGGCCACCACCACGCCCGGGAGCGTGGTGTACACGTCGGCCAGTTCGGACGCAATGAACAGGCGCAGAGCTGAAAGGGGATTCTTCATGATTTCGCCTTTTCCTTGGGCGGGGCATACCTATCGACCAGTTCGAGCTCCGTCTGCCAGTCCCCGCCGGCGCTGTCCCCGGTGTGGCGCAAGGCGTCGGCGCGCAAGAACGCCTCGACGGTGCGGCTCTCCAACTTGACCAGATCGCCCGGATTCAACGTGGGCAAGAGCAACGATGTGACGCGCCAGCCGTCCCGCTGCTGCCGTGCGCTCACCAGGTTGACGTCATCACCGGTCGTCTTGTCCTTGACCTTCGCTTTTTCCCGCGCGGCCTCGCGCGTCCGCTCCGGGTAGCCCAGCAGGCCAGTGTCCGCCGCCAGCACAATCGCCTGGCGCCGCGTGGTACCTCGCCGTTGCACAACCTGCAGCTGCTGATTTTGGATAGACCACTCCAAACCCGTGCCCTGTGTCACCTTGTGCAGCGCCGTGCGCGCGGCGCCATAGAAGGAAAACCCCTGCTGCCACTGGCGGTCAGGCACGTCGTCGGCCATCACCAGCGGCAGCCCCATCTGCCGCGCGATATCACGAATGATCGCGCTCGCCCTGGCACCGGGGCCCAGACCAATTGAAACGGCCGTGTCTCGCACTTCCACATAGCCGTCCTTGACGATCAGCTCTGTCACCACGTCCGGCTGCTCAAACTTCGTGTACGCGAAGACGACCGAGCCGGCCATCATCAGGAGAGGCCCCGCCTCTTCCGCGTAACCGGCATACAGCACGCACATCAGCCCAGGCTCTTCCATGGCCCTACGCGTGGCTTCGGCCAGGTTGTAGATTCTGATGACGCTATCGTTCGGCTCTTCCTGCGCGTCCTTGTTGACGTCGAAGGTGACCCGGATAGGCTGAGAGATCTCGACGCCTTTCTGGTTTGGTTTGCCCACAAGCAGCCTGTAAACCCGGTCAAAACGTGCCATCCGCCACCTCTGTCGATTCCACGTAAACCAGTGCGACCTCGCCCGAATACAGCGCCGCGCGACTGATCACGTCGCGCCGATCGGGCGTCATCGCCAGCAACTCGCCAGCCGGCACTGCAAGGTGTCGGTATCCAGACAACAGCAGCGAATCAGGCACTAAGGCAATCCCCGCGACGACCACTTCGTTGTAAGCGTTCTCGATTGAAAGCGTCCACAGCGCCGCCTCACTGTTCCAGGACAACTGCAGGAAGTAAGTAACGCCCTCCAGCTCCACCTCTGTGAGGCTGTCGTTCGCATCTATTAGGGGGATGACAATCACGTTCCCCTCCCTAGAATCTTGCTCAAGTCCGAACCCTGCTTGGCGGTCGGCTCAGCGCCTGTCGCCTTGCCACCGTTCGTCTTCGTGCCTCCGGCCTTGCCCGTGGCCGTGCCGCTGGTTTTCTCCGGCGGGATGTCTGCCTGCCGAAGCGCTACCTTCCGGATCTTCCTGAACTCAGCAGAAATTGAAAAGCGATCACCGCCATCGTTCGTCCGGTCAATTTCACAGCGCACCATGGCGAAGTCCACGTAGACATCCAGGCCGGTCGTGATGGTGATGGGTAGTCGGTCTGCGTGAATCTTGCGCAGCGCCGCCTTGGCGCTGATCAGCTTTTGTCGGCCGGAACCTCCCCAGGCCGGCGCCGCCCCCACAAGGCTACGGCCGAAGCCGCCCAGCAGCGTCGCTTCTGCCGCGGTTACCCAGCCGTCCAGCTTTAATCGCTCAGAATCCTGGACGATGTGGTCCGTCACTGGCGGCCCTTCTTCGACTGCGTAGCTGGTGGCCTGGCTCTCCAGTGACGTACTTTCACTGATGAGCGCGTCGAGGGGGATAACGCCGATGGTGCTGCCTCCCCCCCACCCGAAGATCATGGATACGAAGCTCATGACTGTCCTTTCACTGCGGGGCCTCGACCCCCATTGGAGCGCTGAAGATCTCCGACATGCGATCTATGCTGCGGCGCTGGGTCGCCTCTAAGCCCCGGCGCGCGGCGCCGGCGACGGCATTGGGATCCGCCCCCGGGGCGTTAACCGTAGTTTCGTTGCGGATCTCCACGGAAACCGGGCCAAGCCCGGCCCCGGCTCCCGCCCGAACAGCCGCCCCGGGCGAGACCAGAGGAACCCCAGCGCCAGACGCGAAGGCTTGCCACTGCTCCTGTCTGCCCAAGGCACCGCTGGGCGCAGTCATGAGCGCTTTCTGCTCGTCGGTCAACATCTGGCCGGGCAGCAGCTCCTTCAACCACTTTGCAGCGGCCTCAACCTTGTCGGTGATCCATTTCTGAATGGCGCCGCCAATCTCCTGGATCTTGGCGATCATCCGCCCGCCGATGTCCTCGAAGAAGCCCAGAAGCCCGTCCAGCGCCTCCTTGCCCTTTTTCTTGAAGGCTTCCCAAGTCTCGCCGAACAGCTTGCTAATGCTCTCCCAGTTCTGCCAGATCAATAGCAGGCCGGCCAGCACCAAGCCGATGATCCGCCCGAGGGGGTGGGCTGCGAAGGCCGCCCACAGCATCGGCACAACCCTGGTAGCCAGGAAAACCAGCAGGCCCCGGATAGGGCTGAGAATCTTCCAGAGGCCGTATGCCAAAACGCTGATGGTTCCAAACTTCAAGATCCAGGGGCCAAGCTCCTTTCCTGCCCCGCCCAGTGCGTCCTTAATCCACACCAGAACGGCGCGAACAGCGTCAATTTCGTCCTTCCACTCCTCGACGCGCCCGATCAGACTTCCCAGCACCGAAATGTCGCCACGCATCCAGGAAACGATGTCGTCACCGATCAGGTAGATCGTGGTCAGCACCGCCGCCATGCGCAACAGTGGCGCCAGAGTGCGCGTCCAGAGCGTCAGCATGCGCAGCGCCCCGGCCGGACCGCGCCGAAGCGCCATAGCGCTATCCAGACCAATGGCCGTTCGGGTCGCCGTGATCATGGACCGGATCAGGCCACCAGATTGGACCGTCGCCAGCGCCATCCAGTTACGCAGGCGCAGAAGTCCCCACGCGCCGCCTGTGAGCGCCAGCAGCTTGATCACCAGCCCGAGGTTGTCGGCCAACGTCTCGATCGATTTCGTCACCCCGCCGATCGCGGCCCGCCCGAGTTGCATTTGTCCGAAGAAGCGCTGGAAGGCATCACTCCATACCGTCATCGCGTCGGCGATTGTGACCGGCATGGCCTCGGCCTCGACTCGCATCTTGGCGAGCTGCGCCTGCAGCGCCGGCAGGAACTGCTGCGTGGCGACCTTCCCTGCCTTCACCTGTTCCAGGAGCTTGTCGGTGGTCAGGCCGAGGCCGTCGGCCAGCGCCACCTGCAGGCGGGGCGCAGCGCGCATCAGTGTGGCGTACTGGTCCATGCCCAGCTTGCCTTGCATGATCGCGGCGGTCAGGGCCGAAATGACCGACTCCTGATCCTGCGCTTTGGTGCTGGACAGTGCCATACCCAGCGACAGGCTCTCGGTCACATCTACCGTGTCCTGGGTCGTCTTGCCCAAGTCCGCCATCGTGCGGCGCGTGCGGACGAACAGCTCGGCATTGTCCGCGTATGCCTTGTATGTCAGCCGCGATATCCGCGCCAAATCCTTATCCACCTCGGCGTATTCTTGAGCTGAGGCCGTCGCCTGACGCATGCGGGCTTCCAGCTGGCCCCAGGCGTCGATGTCGCGCGAGATCCGGCCGAGGATAGAAACTCCGAAGACGGCCCCCAAGACGCCACGCAGCCCGCTAAATGCTCCCGCTTGCTCGCGAGCCAGGCGCGCACCGCGCACGATGTTCCGGTTGAAACCCTCCTGCGCGCGCCTCGCGTCCTGGATGGCCAGCCGGGCGCCCTCCCACGCGCCGATGCCCGCCTCGCGCACGGTAGCCAGGCCAACCCGCGCGCGCGCCATGAGCGTGCCGTATGCGGCTTGAACTTGGCCGATCCGCGCGCGACTTTCTGCGACGTCGACCGGGAACGCCGCGGGTCGCCCAAGACCCGACATCTGGGGACGAGCGGCCGCGCGTGGCTCCAACGACGGAGCCATAATCGGAGCCACGGCCGGCGCCGCCGTCGCCCTGGGGCTTGCCACCCGGTTGCTCCACGGGCCAGGCGGGAACACCGAGCCCGTGAGCGCTTGGCGCATCGTCTGGACGGTCTTGGCGCTCGCCCGTTGGAGGGAGTCTTGGGCCGCCCGGTAGGTCTCCTGATACTTCTTCAGGCCCGATTCATCCACCTGATAGCGCAGGAGGGTGACAAGCTCGCGAATAACGCTCATTGTGTTTTCCTACTTGCGTGCGACCGCGCGGCGTCCTGGGCGTCCATAAGCGCGTTCAGTTTCATGAGGTCTAGCAGGTCGACCTCGGCGCGGCGCACCGCGTCCAGGCTGACGTGCCCCGCCAGCACCGGCCGCCAGACGATCAGCTCTCGCTCGAAGGTGGGGTCAAACTTCCCGACAGCGTCGCCAGCTTCTCGCGGACCGGACCAAAGCGGCCGGCCCATTGCACGAAAGGGCCGGCAAAGTTGTGCCGAAGGATGTGGAACAGCAGTTCAAGAATCTGGGAAAAGTCCTCGAATGCCAGCGCCCGGTGGGCGATCGTGAGCTTTTGGGGATCACGGCCGGGCAGCTCGAAGCTCACCAGCTCCGAGTCGATCAGCACCTCAGTCCACTTCTTGAGCGCAGCACCGCCCAGCCGAGACGAGAGATCCTGCAAAGCCTGCCGCAGCGCCTGTTCGTCCCGCCCCACGGCGGCGGGGTCCGCGCTGAACACCGCCGCCAGCAGTGAACCCGCCGCCGGCAAGACTTCTTTCTGCAAATCGCCCATCAGCTCCAGCTGGCGAAAGGCGTCGAATTTCCCGATGTGAAAGATCGTGGCGCCAATCGGCACCGAGAGTGTGCGGCTCATCAGCTATTTCCCCCGACGATGTTGATGGACGGGCCGGTTTCGATGACCCAATCCCGATTGCCCGTTTTGGCGGCGTAGCCAGCGTCTGGAGTCTTGACGATCCAGGCAGAGTCGGCCGCATGCAGGGACTTGCCCCGCAGATCGGTTACCGCGACCGGCAAGGCCCCTTGACCGTCCGAAGCCTTGTCAGCCTGGTGCATTGCAGTCAGCAGCGCGTTGCTGTCGCTGGTCTGCATGAGCGACACGGTGATCCGCAGACGCGAGTCACGCGACATCGAGCGCGCTACCTCGCCATCGGCACCGGAAACGGAAGAAATGCCCTCTCCGATTTCGGCAACCGTCACGAAGGTGTCTTCGGCCAGGCCGCTCAGGGCAACGGCGCCCATCACGATCTTGATCTGGCCGGGTGCGTAAGTTTTCACGGACATGGTCGCCCCGTTAGATTTGTTGATAGGTCAGGTTGCCTTTGATTTCGGCAACGTGGATGGCGCCGGCCAGGCGCGCGCTGAACTTGAGATCCCGCAGGACGCGGTTGGCCTTGTGGTTGGCGGGAATATCCATCGACCGCGGCGCGGTGATGACGAACCCCGGGATGCGGTTGCCGGCGCCGTCGATTTCGTCTGGAGCGATCAGGCCGCGCGCTTGGCCAAGCAGCAGCGCCTGACGCAGGCCGTTCACGATGATCTGGATACCATCGTCGGTAAACGGCACTTTGCCGTTGGCGTTGATCAGTTGCGTAGCAACGTTGATCTTCACCTGCTCGGCCAACCAGTCACGGCCGCGGATCACGTCGATCCATTCGCCCGCGGCTACCTTGCCGTTCTGCGTGATGGCGAAATTGCGCATCTGCTCGAACGTGTTGGCGTTCTTGGCGTGCGCCGCCAGCGCCTGCCCCTCGCCCAGGGTGTCATAGGTGATTCCAGCCAGGCGGGTATTCGCCCAGGTCTCGCCGCCGGGATAGTAGGTGAAGCGGTTGGCCATCACGGCCGATTCCAGCGCTTCGCTGCCCGCCATGCCATGGAACCAGACATGCGTGCGGAAATACTGCTTCTGCTGGCACTTGGAGGCCAGGTCCGTGTCGATCGCCGCGTCGAGGATGCCGGCCTGCGCGCTGGAAACGCCGAACAGGCAGCCGTTGGATTCCACCCATTCCGCCGCGTCCAGAACATCCGCCTCCAGGCGGCTGGCCAGCGCGACGCCGTACCAGTCCGCATTCTCTCGACGGCAGGCGCTGAGGGCCGCCGTGGGCGTCTCGGTGCTGGTAGGAATCGCCTGGGCCAGATTACCCTTGACCGTGACCGCCACCGCGGTTTCCGCGTCGTTCGCCGTGATGGAGATCTCGGCGCCCACGGCCGTGGCCTCGACGGGCGCGCTCGCCGCCGTGATTGCGGCCACCAGGCCGGCGGCGATGGTCGCCGGCGTGCTGTCGGCCAGGCCCGCGAAACTCGCTTGCGCGGTTTGCACGGCGCCGCCCGCAGCGCGCCATTTCATCGTTATCAGATAGGACGACACGCTGGCACGGGTCACCGTCACTCGCGACGTTTCGACGTGCCGACGGCCCACGAACACTCGCTGTACCGTGGGGATCTGCTTGAATGCGTCTCGAACGGCGATGTACAGCGGATCGGCCTGGCTGATGCCGAGGTCCAACAGCTCGGACGCTTCGGTCACTACCAGGATCCGGCCGACGTCCAAGGCGTGGGCGCCCAGGATGAGCACGTCGGAGAAATTCTGCTCCTTGATGGCGGTCGTGTTCAGAGAGATCGCCACATTGACGATCCGGTCGATGTTTGCCATTTGCGGCTCCGAAAAAAAGAAAAGCCGCCTGATGGCGGCCGGATGGCGATTGCACGACTCGGCCGCTACGGCGCGGCCGCAACTGTCGCGGTAAAGGGGGTTTCTATGGCAGGCGTCAGGCCGCCGGTAGTGGTCGCAGTGCCGGCCACGGTTTCAATGAATCCGACCTGCTCGGAATGGGTCAACGCGTAGCGAATGCCCAGCTCCAACAAGCCGCGCCGCTCGAAACGCGCGGCATCCCGCATGACTGGAATGTTCTGCAGGCGCCCAATTTCGAATAGCGCTAGGCCCAGGGCCTCGGCACGCTCCTCATAGAGCGGGTGGCGCAACTTCAGCGCCAGGTCGTCCAGCGCGTCGTAGGCAGCGGGGCCGAAGCCCTGTAGTTCGACGGTCGCGTCGTCGTGCTGACGCACCGCCTGCGCGCCATCGTCACCGACCTGGCCAACCTCAGCGCCGCTGACCTTCGCCCAGTGCACGGCCATGGCGATATAGGCGGTAGCCGGCCGTTTTCCGTTTTCGTTGGCGAAGATCACCGGCGTGGCGCCCGCGGCGGCCTCGACCAGCTCGAAAATGCGGTCTTCAGGTGTCATGGTGATCCCGATTATTCGTTGTGCATCGATAGGGCTATCGGCCATTCAACGCTTGCGCGCGCGCCAACTCGATGCCGCCCTACCCGGTGGCCTGGAATGCCCAGCCGGGCCTGGGGAGTCCTCCCGGACGTTTTGCCCCGTCCGGCCTCGGTCCAGACTGCCGAGATCCTTGGGCTACAGCAACTCGTCGGCGGCCAGCAAGACCGCCAAGTATCGGAAATGGGGGATCACCCCCGATTGCCAGGGCGACACGGCCACCAACTGGTATTCCCCAGCGAGCGGCCCGACACCCCAGACCAGGCGATCGCCATTTGTCCAGTCCTGCCCGGCGACGGCCAGGTCGGCGCTGGTGTAGATGCGCACCGCCGCGCGGACGCGGCGCCCTTCTGGGTGCACCTGCAACTGGTCGTAGTCACCAGCCTTGGCGGGCTGCACAGACGCCAGAATCGGCTTGTCCGGTCCTGGCGCTCCATCTACCCAATGGCCCCGCTCGTGGCGGCCAGGGAGGCGCGTACGGACCACATGCGGTCGTCGAAAGCTCATAGCTCACACCTTCTCGTAGCGAATCGCGCCCGCCATCAGGCCGTGATCGATGAGAGGCACATCGCTCCCTTTCCTCTTGACCGTGGCGGGCGCGTTCGGCTCGGCCCATTTCTTGGATTGCTGCACGTGCGCCTTCTGGTGCTTCTCCGCGAAGGTTCCCAGCTGGTCCAGCGCGGCGTCGACGCCGAGGCGCCCTTCCTGGACGGCGCCCGCCATACGGTCCATGGCCTGGCCCAGCACCTCGCCGTTCTTCTCGGCGAAATCCCGCATGAACGGCCTGGCCGGGACGTGTTCGGTGCCCAGCTCATTGAAGATGGCGATGTCCAGCAGATCCGCGCCTGATTCTGGATCCTTGCCGGCACCCGCCTGGATGCCGAACTTCACGCCCCGCCCGTTGATTGCCTGGGCCAGGCGCACATGTTCGCCCAGGCCCTTGTCGATCGATTTAACAGACACGGGGTGTACTCCTGACGGTGGCGGCGCCCACGCGACACACGCGCGCCAGGCGCTCGTACTGGGCATGAAAGCCCGCAGGGTCGGCCGCGCCCTCCACCTTGCCAAAGGTGCGCTGCAGGTCGCCTTCCTTCTCGCTCACAACGCCGGGCCGGGCCAGGACGCCGTCCGCTTCCGCAGAGCGTTGCTGCTTGATGCCATAGAGCAGCCACGCCGCATACCAAAGCTGCGCCTCGTCCTGCTTCTTTGGAGGAAGGCACGCCGGCCGGTAGTCGGCGGCCATGGCCAGCGCCCGCTCCTTGTCCTGAGACGACATGGAGGCCACCGCCGGCGCCAGGAAGTCCAGATCGTCGGGGGTGGCCGCCATAGTTACTGCTCCCCGCCGTCTTTGAGCGCCTCGTACAGAGCCTGCAGCTCCGGCTTCTTGGCATCGGGCGGATAGGTGATTTCCTGCTTATCGAGCCATGCCTTCAGCTGGGGAACAGTGGACGGCTCTTTAGCCGCCTCATCGCCGCCGGCAGTCTCGGCGCCTTCGCCAGCCGGGCCCTCAGCTTCAACCAGCAGCCCGCGCTTGATCAGATCTTTCACGCCGCGGCCTTCGGGGTCGATCGCTGCCGCCTTCGTCGGCGCGATCACGGTGTGGCCGCCAATGTTGATGACGGCCTTGGTGGTGTTGATGAAATAGCGCATCAGATCTCCCCTTTCGCCATCGACAGCGGGTAATACACGACCACCCCGCCGGCGCGCGCCAGGCAGGGAACCACCAGCTCGAGGCCGCGCGCTTGCGCCGCCAGCTGGTTGAACGGCATGGGCAGCTCCATGGCGAGGTTTTCCTCGCTGTACTCGTAGGCCAGGATCAGATCCTTGCCACCGGCACCCGCGCCCTTGAACTCCGAGGCGCCCATGAGCTGCAGACCCGGGTGCTTATCCTGGAAGAACTGGCCGACCGTCTTGCCATTCGTATCGGGAACGCGTAGCGAGAAAATGCGGCTGCGGTGGTCGGTCGGCATGACGATACGGGTCGGGGTGTGCACATCCTTGGACTGAGTGGGCACGACGTCGTAGATCATGTCCAGGTCGGCCAGGATCTGGTCAGCGGTCGTGGTCGGGTTCAACCAATCGCCATGCAGGCCCACGACCAGCGGGACGTTCGGATGATTCGTCAACCCGTACAGGCCGAACTTGACGTCACCGATGAGCGCCATCTGATTCAGCTTGATCTCGACAGCCTTGCGCGCAGCCATCGACTTGCGCGTGGGCAAGTCGGTACGGTTGGCCGCCGCCGCGCGCAGTTCCATCACGCTGTAACCGTACGAGTCGCCGATGTTCTTGATTTGGGCGACCTTTTCCTCGCCCTTGACATCGGCGCGGGGAAGATCGTCGGCGTAGTTCGCCACGATCTTCGCCATGCCGACCTCGTCGTACATGAAGTACGTGAAGGTCTCGGCCCATTCCGGCACCTCGGTGGAGATCGGCACCAGCTGCAGGCCGATCATGGGCGGCAGCTTCTTGTCATAGGTGCGCGTCTTGACGTAGTCCAGCTGGCGGGCCGTGAAGAGGCCTTCGTCCTCGCGCATGCCGGCCAGCGCCACGACGATCTTTTTCACGGCCGGCAGGTCGGCCTCGTCGTAATGCTCGTGTTTGTCCATGGTTTTCCCAATGAAAAAGGCCCCTTTCGGGGCCTTGGGTTGATCAGTTTCGCGGGGGTTTAGGGGGCTGCCGGGGCTTGCGCGAACGGCGCGTGCAGTTCGATCAGAGCGATCTTGCCGCCGGCCACATCGACCACGCCAGAGCGGAACACAGCATTCGGCACCGCCGTGGCGCCGGCATCGGATACCGTGCCGTCCGCCGCACACTTCACGGGGCCGTCCTTGGTGACGGCACCGCCGGTGGTGACCTTCGCCCAGCCACGCCGCACGCGCAGCACGCTGACCGCATCGAACTCGCGATAGCCGCCATCGCGGGGGACCGTGTGCGTGTGCAGGGCCAGCCCGCGGATGCGCGAGCCCGGACCGGCGACGATGCGCTCGCCGGTGGTGTCGCCCACGATCACGCCCGGGGGAATGTTGCCGGCAGCGGCGCAGGTCTCGACGTCGTCGTACCCCAGATCCGCCTTCATGCCGGCGTAGGCTACGTCCATGCGGTCGTCATAGGTGGGGGGCATTATTCGCCTCCTTGCTTCAGGTTCGAGAGATAGGCATTGCGCGCCGCGCGTGCCGACGTGGGCTGTTGGGCGCCATCCGCGCGCTGCTGGCCGGTAGGCGGCTGCTGGCCGCCGATCTGCCGGCGCTGATCGGCGACGGCGTCCGCTCGGGTCTTGGCTTCGCCGACAGCCAGGTCAAACGCCGCTTCCACGTAGCCGTCGGACTTGCCCGCCATATCGAAGGAATCGCCGCGGATGGCCTTGATGACCCCCTCGCGCAGCGCGCGGTCGGCGGTGTCGGCCTTGAATTCCACCTTGTGCTGGGTGGCCGTGGCTTCCAGCTTCACGCGCGCCAAGGCGGCGCCCTGAGCGTCCTCGCGCGCCTTGGCAATGCCCGCCTCGGCCGCATCGGCGCGCGCCTTTTCGCTGTCCGCCCGCGCCGCTTCGGTGTCCACCTTGGCGGTGGCGGTCTTCAGCTCGGTGCGCAGGCGGTTCAATTCCTGCTCGACTTCCGGCGCGGCGTCATACGACAGGCCGGAATCGAGGCGGATCTTGACCATGGTCATGTCATTTTCCTCTTCGGTTTTCGTTACGGCGTCTGCCGCGTCAAGGTTGAGTCGCGCGTTGCCGGCGCGACCACGTTTCACCACCGCCAGGTGGTTGTATCGGATGTTTCGCTGGATAGCGTCGTAAGGTTCGCCGCTCGGCGTGACGCCCGGCGTCTCGTCCAGTTCCAGCTCGTAGCCCAGCGACAATTCCTTGTTACCTGCGTCGACCGGCGCCGTGTCAAAGATGTGGATATCTCCGAGCATGTTTTCGGGGCCATCCTGACGGCCTCCAGACAGCGCCGTGCCGATCATGTGCTGGCGCACATTCTTGGCCGTAACCTTGCCGGGGTGCCCGTCTGTGATCGGCTTGCCGCGCAGGCTTGCCATGGAATCGGCGTTGAACACTTCTTCCGGGGGCCGGTACTCGCGCCGGGTACGCCCGGCGCCATCGCTGTACAGGAAAACGCCTGTGCGGGTCAGCACCGGCGTGTCGACGAGGTAGCCCTCGTCCGTCCGGGTTGCCTTCAACGGCGCCCGGTCATATCGCATCACCATGATTCTTCCCTCAGTGGACGATCAAAGCGTCCAGGTCATCGAGAGCCGGCAGCTTCGGCTCAGCCCAACAGCGGCAACGAATTGGCTGGCCGGGATGGCCGTCGGCCGGCGGCATGTCCCAGAGGAATATCTGCCCCTCCCGCGCAACGTGCTCTTCCCGTTCGCGTTCGTCCAAGACCCCGCGCCAGGTGTATTCCTTGATGCCAATGTTGGTCTGCCGGTACTCGGTCAGGTCGCTGTTCAGCTTGCCGATTTGGTCGCGGGCGATCAGTTCCGCGCGCTTGCGCGGCAGGTCGTAGGTCTCCCGGATCTGCGTGGTTATGTCCCGCAGGGACGTGCCCTGACGTACCGCGGCCACCACGCGCCCGTGGAGCGTGTTTAGATACTGCTCCGGGATGGACTTGATCAGGCCAATGTTCTCGGCCTCCCAGGGCCGCAAGACCCTGGCCAGCCCGGGCTCGGCCTTGAAGACGTCCACGCCGTAGGCCCGCCGTAGCAGCCGGTGGAACTGCTCTTTGTTGTACTTCTCCACCCGCTGCGCAACCATCGCGGCCAGGCCTTGTGCGTTCCCGTCCGCCACTTTGGCGGCGCCGAGGGCCTCCATGAACGCCCGGCGCAGCGACTCGAACCAGCCCTCATCGCCTTCCGGCGTGTTGCGCAGATCATCCTGGCGTAGCGCCAACGGCAGCACCGGCAGAACGTGGCGCTCGACCGCCAAGATGGCCGCTTCAGCCTGGGTGCGCAGCGCGCGCAGATAGTCGCGCTCGTCGCCCAGGGGATAGCGCCATTGCTTAGGTGGCCGCGGCGTACGACTTCGCCGACTGGCCGCCGGCGTCGGGGGTGAGGCCATAGAGCCCTTCCTGTTTCATGTACTGAAATGCCTGGTCCTGGCTGAGACCGTTGTCCACCGCCGCGCTCAGCGCGTCCATTTCGCGCGCCTGGGCTTCGGCGTTTGCCTTCCGGACCTCGGCGCTTTCCTTCGCCGTAGCAGGCTTGAGCGCCGGCCAGGTGATTGCCCAAGCCTCCCCCCGCGCCTCGCCGCCGGCGGCCAAGGTGCGCTGCGCACGGATCAGTGACACCAGTCGCTCCAGGGCAGGGTTGACCTTCACCTCGCGGCCCATAGCCACCGTGTTGTAGAGGGCTTCCAGATCCCCGTCGCCGGTGGCGTTCAGGCCAGCGGCCGACCGCCCGAAAACCTGGGTCACGGGGATCCCGGTTTCCGCAGCAACTGCAATCTGGAACTCGGCCAGCGTGTCCTTGACGCCGCCCATGTCGGAACTGAGGATCTGATAGTCGTCCTCGGCATCCACGGCCACCCCGTTGAGCGCATTGCGGACGGAGTCGACCATCTCCACCCGTTTTCGGACGGCAGCCTCTAGCTCCGCCTCGATCGCTTCGGCCAGGCCCTTCATCTTGTGGACGGCCTGCTGCTTCTTCTCCAACAAGCGCAGCGCCCAGTGCAAGCCCTCGCCATAGCGACGGATCGCGCGGAACGCCCTGCTCACGGCCGGCCGCCCAGCCCAAGGAATGCCCTTGCGATTGAGCTTCGCCGGCAGCGGATCGCCCGGAATCTCGATCAGCCGGCTTTCGTGCACGAAGAACTCGGCGGCGACGGCCCCCGGCGTCTGAGTCCGCACGCGGTAGACCTCGGGCATGCCGAAATTGGCCTCGCTCGGGTCCGCGTACCGCCTATCCGTGGCCGATACGTCGTCCAGCGTGAATACCTTCAGCTCCTCGATCCGCTCCAGGCCCTCGAGGTTCAGGGGCTCGCGCAGCGCACGCCCGTCCTTTGCGATGACGACAATCGCACCGCCGCCAGTCAGACGCGCCCAGCGCCAGGCATCCGCAAGCGCCGGCAGCGCCTTCAGGCGGTCCAACTCGCCCCGCACGCGCTCATCGCCGGTGATATCCACACCGCGCGAGACCGCTGTGTCTGGGATCATGTCAACCACGCGCGCCGGCAGGCCGCCCTCGGCATACATCGCCAGATCATCCATGGCGCCGAAGCCCGCCACGGCCGCGTCGAGCATGGCCGGACCCAGCACCGCACTCAGGTAGCCGTCTTCGTTCATCATGTGCTTGCCAGCGCTTGGAAGCGCCCTAGGTTGCTGCCCGCCGTGGCGAGCATATCGTTGATAGCGTCGACCATCGGGTCGACCTGGTCGTCGTGCGCGTGCGTGTCATCCGCTGTGAAGGCCTCGCACTCGGCCACGAAGTCGGCCACCCAGGGAGCCTCGTCCGGAATGCAGACCAGGCCGGCCTCGATATAGCTCTGCACGTCCATGAGCCGGGTAAGCTTGTCCCGATCGCGCTCCACGCCCTTGACGGGGATTCTGCCGTCGGCGCCGATGTCCTGGATGAGGCCGGTACCGCTGGACTTGTCCTCGATGAGGAGCTGCCGCAGCGGCGCCGACAACTTCGGATTGAACGGTTTGTTCTTGACCCAGAAGTCCACGGCTCGCCGCTTGAGTTCCGGTGCCTGCCATTTCCCGCGCAGCAGATCCAGCAGGTAGATCTTGCCGTCATCGCCCTGCCCCCAGCATTCGAAAACGCTGTAGTCGTTCCGCTCGGCGGTCTTCTGCGCGGTATCCGCGAACACCTTGCGCGAGACGATCCGCGGCGGGACAACATAGCGCCCGAACCAGGCGCCCTGGATCAGATCGCCGCCCAGCGGTGCCGGACGCTGCTGGTATTGCGCCGAGAATACGTAGCGACTAATGCGCCCGCCTTCCTTATCTGCGCCTGCGCCCGCCTCCATGGCGAGCAGCTCAGCCAGGGGCTCCTTGTAGGGCCAGTAGCTAAACCGCCCCTTTTCGTCGCGGACGCTGCTGTCGACCTTCGCCTGCAATTCGGCCGGTAGACCGGCCACATACGCGTCGTCGATCAGCGCCGGGATGACGACCTGTTCCCAATCCGGACCGAGGTTGCCGGCCTCAATGAAACCGGTGACATCCTCCTGCGCCAGGCGCTGCATGATCACGATGATCGGCGTATCGGGATTCGCCCGACGGCTTTTCACCGTTGCGATCAGATCGCGGTTCGCCTTGGCGCGGCGCGGCTTGCTGTAGGCATCGCCGACCTTGAGCGGGTCGTCGATAACGATGGCGCCCTGCCATCCTTCGGCCATGTGCCCGGCACGAAAGCCGGTGATCTGGCCGCCAAGGGATACCGCGTAGACGCCGCCGGCCTTCCGGCCGTTGACCTCGATGTTCCAGCGCTTCTTGCTCTTCGCGTCAGCGGCGACCTTCAGCGGCCAGAGTTCCTGGAACTCCTCCGACTGGACCAACTCCTTGGCGGTCTGCGAGTTCAGCAGCGCCAGGTCGTCGGAGTAGCTGATGTGCAGGAACCGGGCGCGCGGATTGAGCGCCAGGCCGCGGGCCATCAGGTTGATGGCCACCAGCTCGGTCTTCGACGAGCCCGGGGGCACGTTGATGACCAGGTTCTTGATGCGGCCGTCGATGACGGCCTGCACCTTCTCGGCGATCAGTTCATGGTGCCAGTTGACCCGGAACTTGATGGCCTGGCGGTGCTTGAAAAAATACCGGCTGAAGAACAGGTGATCCTGCTCGCACATGGCCTTGGCCGTGGCGCGCAGGACAGCGGGGTCAATAGTCGCGGTTGAGCTCGGCGACGGCGGCGGCGACTTCTTTTCCATCGACCACCACCGTTTTCTGTTCTATGGGACCGCCGCCGGCGCCCGTGTGCTCCCGCCTGTTCGTGAATGCGCCGCCCACCTCCTTGGCGGCCTGCTCCAGCACGCCGGCCGCGCCGACGACATTGCCCCGGCTGATATGCCGTTCGTAGATCTTGCCCAGCGCACGTAGCCGGAAAGCCTGGTCGGCGATCGGGATCTCGGCGACCTCCTCCCGGAAGCGTTTGCGCGTGGCTTCGAACAGGTCCGCCCACTTCCTGGCCAGCTTCTGGCCTGCCACCTTGGTCGGGTCGTACTGCGCGACCTGCATGCGGGGCACGTCCAGCCCGAATTCATCCTTGACGGCTTCAGCGACCTGGCTCGGGGTGTCCCAGCAGGCCAAAGCCTGGACGATGAAGCGCTTGTGGGCCTCACCCAACTTCGCCATTCCGCAGAGCCTCCAATTTCAAGGTAAAACTGCAATCTCGCTACAAATCCACCATGGACAATAAGAATGGCCACATTTTCGGAACGTCGAGGCCTAGTGCCGGTACAAGACGCTTTCCAACGGAACAGCGTGGATACACCGCTAAGAACTCGATTGTGGAATTTTCTTGCATCAACGGTCTTCGCACACCACCATCCCGAAGAGTGCCTTGACGGCATATGCGGAGACATATGGATTTTTCTGTTGAATCAGGATAGGGACACACTCCCTCCTTTCTTCCTTGCGTCAACTTGGCCGTCAGACGGCTATCGAGTGATGAAAGCGCACTTCTTCTCGTGCCCTTGGAATGAGGTGTACGACATTCTTGAATTCATATACGTGTCCGGACGAGGCCTAGACCGAGACGTCGGGCATCGAAAAACCATCAACGTCATTCTCGAAAGACACCAGTCAGCCTATCGGCTCATCGGCGATCAGGTCGGAGAAATCACCCAGGGCGAGGAGATCGCCGCAATTGAAAGCGCATTATTGGTAGCGTCCAACCCCGTCAAACAACACTTGGAAGAAGCACTGAAAAAGCTGTCCGACCGGGAGCAGCCTGACTTCAGGAACTCCATCAAAGAATCCGTATCGGCGGTTGAAGCGGCTTGCCGTGAGGTGACGGGCAACCCAAAGGCAACGCTCCAAGACGCGCTAAAGAAAATGGATAGCCTTCACCCCGCGCTTAACGAGGGCTTCAGGAAACTCTACGCTTACGCGGGAGATGAGTCTGGAATTCGTCACGCGCTGACCGAAGAGGGGGAACGCTGCTCCTATGGCGAAGCCAAATTCATGCTCGTCGCATGCGCCGCGTTCGTTTCATACCTTAAGGAAGCGACCGCTTAAGCATCTGATCGCCCCTCATGCGGCCTTGAGACAGCATCCGCAGGCTCGGGCAATGTCCATCCGCGGCACGGTCGGCGCGGCGCCAGACGCCTCAACCAGACGCCGCACATCCGCCGACGGCCCGTACCGCGCCACCACGCCGACGAACTCCTCCACGTCATGCCCGACGATGCGCAGCCTGGGCCGGCCCTCCTTATCGAAGGCCGGCGCGCCGAACTCGTCGGTACGCTGTCCCACGTGATACAGCTCGTGCTCGACCAGGGCGCAGAATTCCGCATCGCTGCAGGTGACGCAATAGTCCGCGGCCAGTGTGATCAGGAATTCCGGCACGCGGCCGAACCACTCGATCATCTGCTGTTCCTGGCGGGCCTTCTGCCAGCCGCCGGCGCGGAACATGACCTGTTCGGCCTGGCCCAGGACGGTGCGGCCGGCCTTCTCGAAGGCCGCCGGCGCCCACAAGAATGCCAGGTCTGCATCCACCAGGTGGGCGTGGTCCGGGTTGTGAAGAGCGCCGCCCGAAGCCAGGATGGTCTCCTCGACCCAGGACAGCAGCTCGGGGGCAGGCAGGAAGCGATCCAACTGCTCGGGCGGCGCGGGCCGCATGAGGGCCGGTCGCTTTGCCATGATGCGCTCCTAGAACAGCCCAGCCGGCGCGGCGGCCACATCCCAGCTGAAGATCAGGATTTCGCCCCGCTCTACGCCTCGGCCACCGCCGACGGTGTAGCGCAGTTCCGTGGCCTCAATGTGGAAGCCATCGAACGCGCGCCGGATGTCGGGGTGGTCGTTCAGGCTGACGATGGCGCGGCCCTGCAGCTTGCGCATGCGCGCGGCCATGTCCTCGTATTGCTCGAAGCCGAAGCCCACTCCGTAGCCCTCGGTCTGCCAGTAGGGCGGATCCATATAGAACAGCGTATGCGGCCGGTCGTACATCTCCAGGCACTTCTGCCAGGGTAGGTTCTCGATGTAGGCGCCCGCCAAGCGCAGATGCGCCATTGACAGGTTCTCCTCGAGGCGCAGCAGGTTCAGGCCCGGCGGCGCCGTCGTGGCGGTCCCGAAGGTCTGCCCGTCCACCTTGCCGCCGAAGGCGTTCTGCTGGAGGTAGAAGAAGCGCGCCGCACGCTGGATATCGGTCAGCGTCTCCGGCCTGGTGATCTGCAGCCACTTGAACACGTCGCGGCTGGTGAGCGCCCATTTGAACTGGCGAACGAACTCCTCAAGGTGGTGCTGCACCACGCGGTACAGGTTCACCAGCTCGCCGTTGACGTCGTTCAGCACTTCGACCTTGGCCGGCGTCGGCCGCAGGAAGAAGAGCGCCGCCCCGCCGGCGAAGGGCTCAACGTAGCACTCGTGGACAGGGAAAAAAGGAAAAATGCGATCGGCCAGGCGGCGCTTGCCGCCCAGCCAGGGAATGATTGGGGATGCCATGTTTGCGTGAGGATGTGTTACCGTTGCCCCCGCCTGTACAGGTGGGACGGCCTCGGGTCGCTCACGGCTTGCTCCGTGGGTCGGCTGTCGGTCGAGCGGTTGCCCCCGCTCGGTCGTCGCCGTCTTCTTTCAATTCTCGAAGGGTTTCGCCATGCGCACGCTATCAATGCCAATCGCGCTCGCAATCTTGCTCGGGACGACTGCCCAAGCGGCGGATGACTCAAGCGCGCGCGCCGCTCGCGGTAACGCCGTGTGGGCCGCGTTTGACTGTAGCGCTCTGGCAGCACATCTTAAGAACGCACCGGAACAAGGCAGGCTGTTCACCTACGGCCTGGCCCAAGGGCGCCAATTCATCAATGACATCCAAGCCCAACGCATCAGCCCCGCCGATATCGACGCGACGGTGCCAGTGGGAGTGCTCAACAACCTCGAGGGACCGACGCCCGACTTCATGCTCGGCCGGATTTACGCCGCGGCGTCGGAATTCGCTCTCAGGGACGTGTACAACCTGAATGGTCAGTGGTTGGATAGTGCCGGGCAGCGAATGCGCGCGAGCGCAAAGTTCTCTAGCCAGAACTGCAGCTTGCTCGGTAGATAGCAAAAAAGCCCCGGTTTTGGCCGGGGCTTTTTCTCAGGTCGTACTTGCTACGAGTCTGGTCGAATTCTGCTCATCTTGATTCACATTGTCAAGCGCAGTGGGTTTCACGTCCCCTTCCAGGTCCACCACAATGTCGGCATCGCGCATGCGGATATCCAGCCGCTTCAGCGCCGCGCGGCGCGCGCCTTCGACCAGAACGCGGTAGGCACTGCCCGGACGCTGCAGGGCCGAGTACGGCAGGTCGAACCGATCGCACAGGTCGCGTAGCCGCGGCCTGCCTCGCAGGATGTTCGCGGTCAGCATGTCCGTTACCTCGCGCTCCCGGCTGTCCGCCAGCGCCTCCGGGTTCAACCATTCCGACACGCGCCGCGCGCTGGCGGCGCCCTCCTCGCCCGTGCCGTATTGCGCCTGCAGGATGTGGAAGCCAATGCCATCGCCCAGCGTCCGCTCCAGCACCTTGACCGTGAAGACGGCCTGCGCGTGCCAGTCATGCGGCGACAGGCCCGACAAGGGCTTGCGCTCGTACTCCACGTCGAACAAATCCTGCAGGGCCTCGCAGATCAGCTGCGTCGGGTTCTTCGGCTCAATCGGATAGGCCAGCATCAGGTAGGCCACGGCGATCGCATGCTCGGGGCATGAAAAGGTTCCGGCTTCACGGCGCATGCTTTTTCACTCCTTGGGCGGGTTCCAGATGGTCGAGAAAGGTGACCGCCACCTTGACGCCCGGCACGGCGCCGTAGATCTTGGATTTGCTGTCCTGCACGACCTGGACGTCATCGCGGTACACCACGCCGTTCAGGCCGTCCTTGATGGCCTTCTCCACGTTGTCGGCGTCAGGCTTCACCGTGGGCGCGATCTCACCGGCCGCAGCGCGGCGCTGGCGCAGGCCGGACCAGGACTGCGGAATCGGCAGCACGATGGCCAGATCCAGCCGTATCGGCCCGGTATAGGCCTCGCGCCCGGCCATGGCCTTTGCCGCCGCCAGCTTGACCAGGCTTTCATACGCTGCCGTGGCCTCGGGCGTGTAGTGGCGCGTGAACACGAGCTGCGCGCCGGTCCGGGGATCCCGGCCGATGCGCGAACTGGACTTCGCGCGGCCCTTGCCCTTGGGTACGCCCGGGACGGTGAAAACGATGGGTTCCAACATCATGCTCCCTCGCTGCGCAGGTCGCGCAGCCATTCGATACGCGCGGCGGTCTTTTCCGCCGGCGCAGGTTGGTATTCCGGGCACTGCCGGGGATAGGACGGACTGACGAAGGTGCCGGGGCGATCGGCCATGCCAGAGCAGCGGCCCAGGCCCAGCTCGGCGTACTTCGTCGATTCGCGCAAGGTGAAGCGCTCGCAGGCGACGCATTGAACGGTGCCGGTCATACCCGCACCCCGTAGTCTGCGAAGAGCCGCGCACGGTCGGAGTCGGTCAGGCCCGCCGCGGTGTGCACGCGGGCCTTGAACACCGGATCAAGCTCGCCCTGCCGCTGCACGACGCCAAGCTCTGCGCCCTGCGCGACCAGACCCGACCAGGTCAATGCCCAGGCGGCAGGATCCTGGCGCGTCTCGGCGCGTGCGACAGCGCTGGTCACCCCTGGCTTGACCCGCACCTCGGGCAGGATCGCGTCGAGCAGCCCCACGTTGACGGGTGCCTGGTCGTTCGCCTTCACCCGGCGCTTCACGGCCTTGGTGTGCGCGGCCTGCAGCTCGGCATTGGTGACGCCGGCATCAGCCCAGGCGAGCAGCAACGGATCACCAGGGTGGAACGCGCCGGCTTTGCCACGCTCCCGCTCCCAGCGGTCCAGCAGCTGCGCGAAGTGCGCAGCAGTGGAATCGACACCCGCGGCGGGCGGCGGCGGGGAGTTGTCCACAGGGTCGCGGGCGCGCGAGTGTGTCGCCGCCGCTGCTTCTTTTTCTTTTATATATCCCTGTCCCTGTCCCTTAAGAGCGTTTTCCGGAGGATTTCCAGCGGATTGCTTTGGATTCTTCCGAGCCTTTCCGCCGGAATTCGATATGTCTTCCGCCGGAAATCTCTCACCTTCCGCCGGAAAAAGTTCACTTTCCAGCGGAAAGCCGGCGGCAATCCAGTCCTCAAGCGACGGAACAATCCAGGGTGGAAGCTGCTGCTGTTCGCGCTGCTTGTTGGCTTTCCGGACGCGATCCACCAGCTTGTCGTGGGCGTGCTTATGCTTCGCCTGCCACGCATCGCGGGCCTTCTCTGCGACCACCGGGTGGTACAGGCGCCCGTCGTCGCACTTCACCCAGCCATACAGCGCGCCCTCGCGGTGCTTGCGCCATTCGGCCACGACGCGACCATAGCCCGCGAGCGCGGCCAGGGCCTTGTCGTCGTCCGGCAGACTCGCCGCCGGCACCTGGTGCCAAGCCGCGCACCAGAGCAGAACCGCTGCGCGGAACTCTTCAGCGCACACCTGGATGGCCAGGTCGCTGTCTCGTAGGCGCGCGACATCCAGCGGCATGAAGGCGAAGTCGCGCAGATCGCAGTCTGGCGCCGTCAGGGGAGCATGGGCTATGTGTACTGTCATGGCCGAGCCTTCCTCCCCCTAGCGATATACGATAGGAATCCCGATCCGAGAGAAACTCCATGAAGTACACGAAGCGAATCTATGTTGTTCTGGCCTTTATCTTCGCCACGGTATTGATCGCCCTTGCTGCTATCGGCGCAGTCTCGCTTGCTGTCGATGATGTGAAGCTCAGGCCGACCAGCAGCAGCGACGTCGCGAGCTGGATTCAGGCCGTCGCTGCTACTCTCGCTATCCTCGCGAGTGCGGTCTTGGCGCTCCGCATTCAATCCCGAGACACCCGTATCAAACGTATGGGATCCGCGGTAGTTGCGGCCGATATCGCGCTGTACGCAACGGCCGTCCTGTCGTCCATTCAGACGGAATTCAGTGATAGGCAAAAGGTAATTGCGTTTGGGGAGGGACGCAGGCCTTTCGATCGAGAAGCGTTGGATGATCTCTGCGACACGGTTTCGCAGCTGGATTTGCAGGCCATCCACGAACCCCTTCTGGTGCGCCCGCTCTTGCTTCTCCGTATGAGCGTGCGGAAGGTACGTCAGACAATCAACACTGCTCTCGCGAAGTGCCAGAATATGACTGGCCAAGAATTCGACACGCTCTTCAATATCCTGAAGAACGAGGCCGAAGTTGCAAAGACGGCGCACCAGAAGATCTCCGCCGCCGCCGATCACATCGAACGCGAAGGCCATTGATGCTGCTCGCAATTGCGGCAACAAGTCGTCAGTCATGCTCCCTCCCCGCCCCGCACGGCCAGCGCCATAGCGATCGGCCGCACCCAAATGGGCGTCGATGACAGCTGGAACGATTCGCCAGCGCGCGACAGCAGAATGGCTTGGCCGATGACCTCTCCCATAGCCCGCGCGGCCTTGCGCGGCACGGCGTTCCCGATGCGCTCGCGGTGGGCGCTATCCGACGAGCCTTCCATCTGGAAGGGCGCGCCCTGCTCCTCGGCCTCGGCATAGTCGTCGGGGTCATACAGGCTCTGCAGGGCGGCCAGCTCCAGCGTGGTGAAAGGCCGGTGCCAGGTGCCGTCCTCGGCCACGATGCGGCACACCAGCTTGTCGTTGGCCGCCGGCAACGCGCGCGGATCAGCCACGGACCATGAACCGTTGTCGTGGCAGGCTGACGCCGATACGGCGCCGACGTGCTTGTCCCAGACGGCCACGCCGTAATGCCCGGCGGTCAGGTAGTGATCGCCGCGCTCGCGGGCCAGGCCCGGGCGCGGGTCGGCCACAGCGAATGCGCCATTGGCATAACCAGCGATCACGGCGTGCGAATGCTCATCCCAAGCAGCCGTGTGGAATTTCCCGTGCAGCTTGCTGGCGTCCGGCCCACCTCGCGGATCGGCGACGCACAACCCTCCGCTACCGAAGCGGGCGCCGGTGACGGTCTTGGCGTGGTCCTCGTAGGCGGTCACGGCCAGCTTGCTGCCGTGGGCCGAGTCGGGCCAGCCGGTACGCGGGTCCGCCACGCATTGCCCGGTGCCATGGGCGCCAGTAACGGC